CTCCGCATCCTCGTCGCCCGTCCACTCCGCATCCACCAATTGCTTGCGGGCGCGCCGCAACGCCACGTCAATCTCGACCATGCCGTCTGTCAGGCGTTTTGTGTCAGGGTTTGAATTCGGCATTTCTTTCATCCCTATGATGACGAGCGTGGCACTTCGCGCAAAGCCAAATAACATCTAATGGTTTTAAGTAATCATGATGGTGTCCATGACTTCTATCGTTTCCACATACTTCGCACGCCTTTTTTGTTATTTTTTTATCCCTTATAGCATTATTTAATTTAGTTTGAGCTTTTCTCTTTTCTGGATTCTTAATTCTCCATTTTTCAGTATTACGCCTTGAATACTCCCGTCTTTCTTCGCTTTTATAATACCTGAGACGATCGGCTATTCTTGTTTCTTCTGTATTTAACCTTCTTTCTAAAGCATATAACTTGCAGCACTTTTTACATTTATTTAAATGGCCATCTTTCATTTTTGGGTGAATGTAAAATTCACCTAGATCCATTACCTCTTCACAAGAAGTGCATTTTTTCATTTCACCCTCCGATATGTATTAAAACGGATATCATACCGGAGGGTTAATTAAAAGGGATTTCATCGCCGACCCTCTCGTTGAACCCCTGCACGCCGTCGATCGGCGCGGAAGCGTCAAAGATACCTTCTTCGTTCTCTACGCCCAATGGGGATTGAAGGGGGTCGGCGACCCGGACCTTCGTTTTCGTAACCTCGGCGCCGGGGAATACTTCCTTCGCCTTCACGACCTCGGGGAAGGCCGAGATCATATGCGCGATTTCCTCTAACGTGTAGACGTTAATCCGACGGCCTTCCGCAAGAATGCGGCTCGCCAGCTGCGGCTCCCGGACAATGGTGGCCACTGTCCCATCAGCAAGGCAGACCTCCCAAATCGCCGGGTCAAGAACTTGCGCGCCAGCAGCTTCCGCCGCCTTGTCGAGAGCCTTCCACGCCTTGACCATCCGCTGAGATTCTCGACGAACATCCTCGAGGTCTCCCTTCCACCTTGCCTGCGACGTCATATAACGCTGCCGGTCGAATTTCTCGCGCAAGTCGATCGACACCAGCAGCCGCAGCCGGTCGCGGCCCCATTTCAGTTCAAGCTCAACCTCAAGCGCATCCGCCTCGTCCAATGCCGCCCGGCCGGCGATATACATGCCGGGCGTCGCCATCCATGGAATGGGTTTATAGCCAGATACAGGAACGCCCCTGTCGGCGGGAGGCGCCGACCTTGTTGGCCTTTTCGCCATCACGTCCCCTCCTTCTCGTCCCAGGAAAATTTGGGAAGCGATATTTTGCTTTTTCTCGCTTTTGAATAACACGAATTCGGGCTGTTTATCTGCGACAGCTGCTGCTTCAATCTGAACCTTGCGGCGTATTCCGGATCCGTTCTGAGCCGGTGACTTACACTCTTTCGAATGCTTTTCTCTTCTTTGGACAAACCTGACGCCCGAATGTCAGGGACGCCCAACGAGAACAACTGACACGATGTGCCGATTCCGCCGTTACCATTTTTCGCCATTGCCGGATCTCCATATCAAACCAGACCACCATCAACAGCCCTTTGTATCAGGCCGACGATCTCATCCAGACCCTCTGGATTTTTTTCCTTAAACGCTTTGAAAGAATGACCCTGAGCAAGACGCCTTTGGCGCCGGCTGTATGACAGCCTGCTTTGCTTCGTTGGCTCGCCAGCTTTTCGGATTGTCTTTACCCGGAACACGATCCATTCGTCCGAGTATTTTTCGAGAGGTATCTTCAGAAGACGATACCGTTCATTTTTTATAATCAGCTGCTCGACCATATCGGCCTCATAATTTCAAAACGCCGGTAAGGCTACCACCGCCAGCAAGCCGTCGTCAAGTCTGTCTGAGCGAGCTCGGCGCCCCTGAAGGCGCGAGCGAGCGAATATCTACCAAAGGTAGTGGGGTTCGGGGTTGCATTTTACTTCCATCCATAAACCATTGTTATCATGGCAAAAACTAATGGAGGTTAACATGGAACTTCCATGCTTTGGAACTTGCTGACTTCCATTGGTATGTAAAGCATTGTTTTTGGCCGCTAATCTAATGGAGGTTCCGTGCGAACTTCCAATGGAACTTCCACTGATTTCCGGGGGTCATTTTTTACATTCAGACCCCTCAATTTTGAGGCGTCTTTTCGGGTCTCTTCGCCCACCCATTCGTTATCAATGAGCGAATCAACAATGTCCTTCGCCTTCATGTCAGTGATTCGTTTGCCCAGCGATTTCTTGATCTGGCGATAGGCATGGCGCGAATCATTTCTCGTATTGTGGGCGATCGACCAGGGGTTCCGGGCGTCCCATGCAGCCCTTATATCGCTCAGGATTTTATCCCTCATAACGACATCAATCTTCATGCCGCCGGCGAAGAAAAAGCCTGTTTCCTGCTCCCCGCCAAAGCCTGGATCAAAGCCTGATTTTGTTGTCGCGAGCTCAACATAGAGGCTGGTCTTTGGCTCGATGCCGGGGACGATCTCAACTTCCTTGACGTTAAATTCGATCGTCCACCCATCGACCGCGGCCTTGATCTTTTTGGCGGTAATGCTGCCGACCATCTGACCCGGCTCGCGCTCAATCAGGAAGATGAAATCCGAAGCGCCGTCAAAGACGGTCGAACCGCGCATGGTTCCGTTCCCGTTTCTGGAAAGATGGTGGACGGCGAGAACGGCGCATTTGAATGATTCGCGGATATAGTCGCACGCCTTCACAAACAGCGTCATATCCTTCTGGAGGTTCTCGTCGGCCCCCGGCAGCACCCTGGACGCCGTATCGATGACAACCATCACAGGCGGCGTTCCCTCGGCCTTCTGCGCCGCCTTTACGGTTCTGGCCAGCTTCATGACGTCCGGCTTCTGCATCATGTTCATGCTGTCCGGCACAAGGTAGAAAGGCAGATCCGCGACCTTCTTTTTTGTCTTCCTTTCCCACGCCCGGATACGGCGCTTGATATCGCCAAGACCCTCGCTGGTGACGTAGACGACAGGACCATGCTTTTTGATCTTATAGCCCATCCACTCCTTTAGCCCCGATGCTATGCTCAAGCTCATGTCTAAAGTGATAAATGATTTCAGACAGCCGGGGACGCCGATCACGAAGCCAAATGATTCCGACGGGATCAGGTTGTTGATGAGATATTCCGGGTCCGGCATTTCCATGATGGCCGACGTCCGCAACAGCGTAAAAATATTTGCTGCGGCGGCTGGATCCGAAACACTGAAAGAACGGGCAGGGTCGTCCTTCCCGTCCATATCATCGGAAGATGCAGGAGATGCGTTTTCCGGCCTATGCGGCGGCTCTGGAGGCGTCCACGGGCGTCCTGCCTCCTCTGATATCTTGTGATCCCATTGGCGCATGGTGGAGCGCCATTTTTGCTTGAACAGATCAATCCCGCGGCCTTCCCTGTTCAGCAGGACGTGTTTTTCCGTCCCGGGCTCGCGGATCCTGCTTTCAACGATCTCGACATATTCCTCAAAACATCTTTTGAGGGCGTCGCGTTGTTCCGACTCAGACGGGATGATCGGGCATTCCCGATACATCTCTAGCACAGCCCGAAAGATCATCCGCGACATCTTGTCCTCGCGGCCGTCCTTTATGTGCCCCCATTCGTCTATCTGTTGCGCCGGCGTGGATGTTTTTACGCGATCTCCGGAAATGGCGTGCGATACGCCCAGGGCGTCAATTTCCCGGCGCATCCATCCCGGCATGACCGCGATTTCGCTTTCCCACGGCGCATACCCTTCAAGCCATTGATAGCATTTCCCGCTTTCGTGAATTGACGGGGGCAGCATGGCGAAGCCGTTGGCGCCGCGGACATCAACGCCAAGATCGCTGTTTTTCAGCGTCGGGCATGTCCATCCATCCGGGGCGATGAAAAAATATTGAAGTCCGCCGCCGCCTGTTCTTTGGCCGACGGTCTCCGTAAGTATCCCTGCGGTATTGTCTGCATGAATGCCGTCCCACCAGATCTGTGCTTTTGGATTTTTGTGGGTGTCGAGATCAACGACAACGATGCGGCGAGGGGAAACGCCAGTGATAAGCCCCATATTAGTGCGAGACGAATAAATCCCGCCTGGTCCATACCATTTATCAAATCTGCTATCGTCAGCGATCTCTCCGGTATATTGTTTCCATTCGCCGACATTGGGTCTCTTCCAGGCTTTTGCTTCGCGCGGCATAAAAGCAGGAACGACCTGCATCCCGACAGAACGGTAAAGCTTTGCGTAATCCGCCGGCGAGGCGAATTCATCATCAAACTCCGGTATCATGAGGGGTTCCTATATCGATTTCAGATTGATTTGCATTGCCCGTGTTTTTGCATTAGGCATGAATGGCTCACTGGCTTCCTGTCATTGGGCGTTTCCTCCCTGGAAGACTAAAGGCCCCTCACGGGGCCTTATTTTTATTTTTGCGTCTGCGCGCCCCAGAGCGCCAGCAAGGCTGCTTCAGCGCGCCCCTCGTCCTTCTTCTTTCGGAAGTGATCTGAGTCGGGCCATTTGTTGATCGCCATGCCACGCGACTCTTCCTTGTCAGCGGAAAGACAAAAATACTTTTTCCATTTCCCGGGCGAGACAAACACGACGGGTATTTTTGCAGATGCGATAACTCCTTGCGCGATCCCGTAAGAGACGCCGAAGTTAAAACAGCTTGAAACGCCCTGCCCCGGCATAGCGTGAACAGCTTCAATGATTGCAAGGTCAGGGCGATGCTGCTGGATGATGTCGTATAGAGCCGCGCCATTGACGCGCTTGTCCACGATCGGCATGTCGTAGCAGGCGATGGCCTCCGGGTGAGACGGATAGAAAAACGCCACGGCGCCTGACAGGCCGGGATCAAGACCAAGCACGCATTGATATGTCATGAATTTTCCTTTGGCCGTATAGCTGTTTTCAGTCCATGCGAAATGTCGTCCAGCATCATTGCAAACCTGATGACTGAACTTTCTTCCTCGACGGACACAAACCCGTCCTTGTCGCAGCGTTGTAAAAGATAATGATGTATCGCTTTTTTAATATCGAGTTCGACGGTATATCCGTCTTCAGAAATGTCTGAAAACAATATGGTCATAATCTGGGGGTTATCGCTGTCGCTCCAGAACCCGCAGATAGCTTCTCTTTCAAAAACAATCTGGAAAACTTCAGAGGCGATTTTTCGGACTTTTTGTTCCGGCCTACCAAGGCTTTTGACAAGCCTGTCCTGAGCCTTTTCAATTCCCTTTTCTACATCCTCCCTGAACCTGTCAAAGGCGTCGCTGGACTGCCAATCAAGCCGATTGAAATCCCATTCGGCGAGGTCTATCTTGCCTTCGAACGAAAAGCCCCGGCCGTTTTTGCGCTGCTTCGTCATATCAATCTCCATATAGTCAGGTCACATGGCGCGCTGCGCCCGACCGGCGCCTGTATTGAAAAAATGCGGCCAAATGATCCCTGAAGCCTAGAATGCGACAATGTTTCCTGTCAACTCATAAAAATCCGTTGACGGCTCTCCGGCGCGCCGCTAGATATTGACCGAATCGACATCGAATGAAGGATAGACATTGAGGAATAATCCGTTCTCAGCCTATGGCCTCGAGCATCTCAGCCCGTCCGCCTGCAATCTTTTTGCGGCGTCTCCGGCCATGTTTGTGCTTGAAAAGTGCCTGAAGAAAAGGGGTCAGGTTGGCGCGGCCGCGTATCGGGGGACGGCTGTTGAGTCCGGCATCGTCCACGGCCTCGTTACCGGCGCTTCTGATGAAGAATGCATAAAGGTAGCCAATGACGAATTCTGGAAACTTACTGCGCTTTCCGGCGATCCGGCGAGGGACAAGGAACAGGCGGCCGTTCCTGAAATGGTTAAGATCGGCCTTGCGGAATTGCGAGGATACGGGAAGCCGACATCGACCCAGGGTAAAATTGAGTATCGCTTTGACTCGATCGCCGTTCCCTTTATCGGTTTCTATGATGTTGAATGGTCGAATCACAACATTTTGGTAGACATTAAAACAACGCACGCTCTTCCCTCAAAAATATCGACCAATCATGCTCGACAGGTTTCTTTATACACTCTTGCCCGTGGCAATGCGGTTGACCCAAGGGTTACTTACGTCACGCCGAAAAAAAGTGCGACGTATCGGGTTGAGAATGTATCTGGGCATGTCACGTCTCTGGAGCGAATCGGTCTTGCGATCCAACGGTTTCTATCGATAAGCGAGGATCCGATGGAGTTGGCGCAGCACGTTATCCCCGAAGTGGATAGTTTTTACTTCAAGGATTCTGTCGTGCGTCAGAATGTCTATGAAGTTTGGGGCATCTGAATTCCTCATATGAGGAGAGGCGAGCGGCTGGCCAGACAGTCGCACAACGTGGAGAAGCAAAATGGCTTTTGGCGGATTTTTTGATAGTGTCGGCGGCGAAGGCGGCTCTTTTCTTCCGATCATCAAGTATGACGCGCGCAGCGGGCGCATATCGCGACGTGATCGCGAAGGTGGTGAAAATCACGATGTTGATATCACAAAAAACTTCAAGGCCATTTTCGATTTTGAAAACGTCGAGGTTGGCTGGGTTCATTTCCCTATGGGCTCTGCTCCACAGTTTCATCTTTCCCGCTACGCTGATGGCAAGCCTGTCGAAAAGCCAGAAGGTGAAGGATTCAAGCGTGGCGTGCGATTTGTCGTCAAGCTTTCTAAAGAATGCGGAGGCGACGTCCGCGAACTGGTTTCGAACGCCGGCGCTTTCCTTGACGGGGCGAAGCAGCTTCACGACGCATATGAAGCCGGCGCAAAGGAAAACCCCGGCAAGTTGCCGGTAGTCGAACTGAAGGATTCTGTTGCGAAGACTTCAACGGGAGGGGCGTTGAAGACGACGAACTATGTGCCTGTGTGGGCCATCACGGGTTGGGTAAAGCGTCCCGATGATCTGGTTTATACGGCGCGTGGTTCGTCGGTCGCCTCTTCTTCTGCGCCCCCTGCTACGGGATCCACGAAGGTTTCTGCTCCGGAAGCCGACGAGGATGATTTCGGATAATTATCCAGAAACGGCGAGGGGCAAAACTCCCTCGCCGAATTTTAGCACAAGGAATGGACATGCGTTTTCTCGTTACACTTAACATGCCAAGCTATTCGGGTAATCTTGTTCACCAGGTAAATGTTGAGCATGATGCATCGAACAGTCTGGATGAATTTGTGGCCGCGCTAACGCAAAATGACTTCGTTGTCGTCGAAGAGTTCTATAAGGATCCAAAGACGAAAACGGACTACAGCCGCGGCATGATGGCTCTTAACCATCGGTTCGTAGGCAAGATAAAGATGATGATTAATGATCCGTCCCTATATCGAGAGGAACAGCCGTAATGTCTATGACCAATAACCCGCATGAACTGTTGATCAAAGCTGCTGAAGTTCTGCATGAGCGCGGCGCCACGCATGGAGACTTTGAGAACAATTTTCAGCTTATTGCTGATTTGTTTTCTCTTCGAATCGGCAAGGAATTCCATCCGTTCGAAGTCTGCATTTTGCTGGAGTGCGTAAAAGACGCAAGAATGTTCGCCAATCCGGCGAATCCCGACAATTATCTCGACGGGATAAACTATCGCGCGTTTGCCGCTCTTTTTGCGCAGGACTATTTGACCAGCAAATCGGGACAATCTCAGGAGATCGCCTACAAGAAAAAGGTTGAGATGAAAAAGTCAGAAATGCGGCCCGTCGAAATATCCACAAAGGCCAAAAAGCCAATGTCGATCGGCGGAACCGTAGTTAATCTTGATGCTCTGGATTCTGAAATCAGGGCTTGATAAAAGGATGTATTGATATGGATGAGCAGAAGAAAATCAGAAGGATGACAAGGCAGGAATCCTTCAAGGCGTATGAAATACTGAAAGAATCCGTTATTCAGATGAAAAACGGCTTTTGTGAATACAAAAGCGGTCTTTCAGATGAGATCGTCGCTAAAATGGTGGCTCCCGATCTGAACAAATGGGCAGTAAAAGACATACGCGCGTCAATGTTTGGCCAGCTTGCCAGCAAGGCTGTTACGAAAGTAACGCGATATGAGCAGATTTCGCAAAGAGTTGACGAGCTTGAATCGCTACACCTGAAACTGTTGGATCGGGTGGAAAGGTTGGAGGGGAAATCTTTCTAGCGTAAACAATCGGGGGCTTTCGCCCCCGATATTATGTTGGAGAAGACAATGACGAAAATTTTTGTTCGTGATATCCTGAAGGAAGAAGCAGAAAGAAACAATGTATCTGTCGAGGCCATCTGCGGGCCTGCCCGGGATAGGAAAATGACAGATATCAGGCACTATGCAATGTGGCGCGCCCGTAAGGAGGCGCAGGCGTCATTTCCTCTTATCGGGCAAATATTTAACAAGGACCATACCAGTGTCGTCCACGCCTACTACAGACTTGAAAAGCTCTTTGGAGAAGGAAGAGATCTATCGATATGTGCCGCACCACCGGCAAAAAGCATATGAAGAATTGGGATGGACATTTTCGCGAGATCTGGGATATCCTCATGCTGCATATGCCAGCCTGTATGTGTGGGCTGGTAAGGGCGAGCCTGTAGAGCCGCCAAATGATATATCGATTATAAAGAAGATTGATATGGAGATCGAAGATGGCGAACACCAGCGGGAATAGATCGCATGCTGTCGTTGCTCAAAGGTTTGAGGGGCAGGACAGCCTTGATGATTTTCCGACGCCGCCATGGGCCACGCGAGCCCTGATAGAGCATGTAATAGGGCCAACAAGGGTATCGGGTCTTTCATGCTGGGAGCCAGCCGCCAACAGGGGATATATGGCTGGCGCCCTGTGGGAATATTTCGACTACGTTCTTGAGTCTGACATACACGACTATCGGGGCGAAGGCGCCGTTATTGATTTCCTGTCTGTAGGAGCTGAAGAAACCCTGAAGGTAAATTGGATTATTACAAATCCACCCTTCAACAAGGCGCAGCAGTTTATTGAAAAGGCCCAGAACATTGCGACGGATGGCGTTGCGATGCTTGTAAGAACATCTTTTCTTGAAGGTATTATGCGCTATCAAACCATGTTTATGGCGAATCCGCCTGACATTGTTGCTCAATTTTCTGAGCGCGTTCCAATGGTAAAGGGCCGATATGATCCGAAAGCTTCGACGGCAACCAGCTATTGCTGGATGGTGTGGTATATTGACGGGATTTGTTCTGCGGATAAAAAGACTGTTCTCAGGTGGATCCCGCCATGCAGAAGAGACCTCGAAAAACCTTTTGATTTCAGATGAGGAGGAAAGAAAAAGACGCATTTTAAAGGAGATAACAGATGGACAGGACAGACGCATATCTTGGCCTTAGCATCATTCTTATGTGCTATGTGGTCATTCTGACAGCCAGGGGCTGGTAACAAATTGACGAGAGATAGATATGAAAATTGAGAAAGTCACAAGATACGTTGCAGATTCTTCACCCTCAAGATCATCTTCAAACAGTTTCTCAAGGAGGATTCCGTTATCCTTGCCGCGAGTAAAATGGCTGGAGCGCGACCCGGATTACAAGCCGCCGGTATCTGATGAAGATCCGGATATTGAAGATGAATTCAAGGTTGATCGGCGCAAGGATAATAGAATCGGCGGTCGGGCTAAAACGGGCGGATTCCGCGGATTTCGTCCGGAGATGCGCAGCGACAAGCTGTCGCCGGCGCAGCAGCAAGCGTGGGATTTATATAATAGCGGCATGACGCTTGTCGCGATCGGCGTTGAAATGAACCGTTCAACAAATGCTGTCGGCAAACTACTGGCGCAGGCCCGTGAAAAACAGGGGATCGGACTCAAATGATTGAAGCAATCTTTGCAGTGCTGATGTTTATCGGCATCTACGGCATCCTTTGGTATTTGGTTAACCGGGACAACGGCGGCGGAGGCGTTGGATGATCGTGCATTTATTCACCGCCGTTGGCGTCTATACCGTCGGGATGTGTTTTGTGCGGATCGTTCTGGCGCTTATGGGCGATCGCACCGGCAACAGCGGGCGATACAAAATGTGGGATCAGGAAGATGACTGACTACAGCGAACTGATAAGGAAAGCCCGCGCCGTTCCCGGCCCGACAATGCTGACGACATATCCTGCGCGAACGACGCCGGACCCACTGAGCAATGCGCTGGCCGACGCGCTCGAAGCGCAGGCGAAGGAGATTGCGAAGAAGGATTTCCGCATCTCAGAACTGGAGGCGGCGTTGAAGCCGTTTGCTGATCTTTGGGTGTTTCCCGATGATCTTGGACCTGAAGAGGAAGAAACTATTCGTTGTGACCCAGATTGGGATGAAGAGGTAAACGATAGGACTAAAGAAGATGTGAGGGTCCTTCGAGGAGATATTCGCAAGGCCCGCGCCGCGCTGAAGGAAGAGAAGTAAAATGGAAAACGTGACTATCAATGGCATCGAGTATCGTCCTGTTAAGTCGGCAGCCGGGACCCGCGCTGTCGTCGTTGTGGATCGCGGATGGATTTTCGCGGGAGACGTGACGCGTGAGAATGGGCGCATTTATCTGAGAAATGCCCTGCATGTATTCAAGTGGGAAAGCCTCGGGTTCTCCGGCATGGTTGCAGACCCGAAGAAAGCGAAAGCCGACCTGCGCCCGGTAGCGGATGTCGATATCCCGGCGGGCGCAGAAGTGTTCTGTGTTCCAGTGCCAGACGGGTGGGGGCTATGAGCCCCCGCTTCATTCCCGTTGGTTCCGGCTTCGGCGACGGCGACGGCTACGGCTTCGGCTACGGCTTCGGCAACGGCTTCGGCTACGGCTTCGGCTACGGCGACGGCGACGGCAACGGCTTCGGCGACGGCGACGGCAACGGCTTCGGCGACGGCGACGGCTACGGCGACGGCAGCAGCTTCGACTACGGCTTCGACTACGGCAACGGCTGCGGCTACGGCAACGGCGACAGCTACGGCTGCGGCTACGGGACTGTCGGCAATTCCCAAAAGATACGCACCACGCTGAATGGAGAGAAGGAATGACTGACGACCTAGTCGCACGATTGCGCGAGAAAGCGCGTTCGAAGCAGACATACGGAGGCGTGACGCTACGTGAAGCCGCCGACGCGCTCGAAGCGCAGGCGAAGGAAATTAGCCAATATAAAGTTGATATTAACGAGGCGCTGCTGGACTGCAAAAGTTTGCGCGCCCGCATCGCGGAACTGGAGGCGGAGAACGCGGAGCTTTCTACCCGCTGCCAAGCCCTGTTTTCATTGCTCCCTAATGAAATAAGGATCGGAGATATCCAGAAGGCGGTCGCCGCGCTGAAGGGAGAGGAGGGATGAACGAAGTTATTGCTGATCCCGCATCATGGATGCTGGCGAGCCCCATATGGGCCATGGCTGCATGGGTAGGATGGAATCTGGACGAATGGAGACGCGAAGGATTTAATGTCAGAATACGCACGGATATTCGTTACCGGATTTTTTGGCTGTTCCTTTCAGTTGCCGCCATCCGTTGGCGCAGAATGCATCGCAGCTCACGACATAGAATGTCTACCTGAATTCGTTAAACGAACGATTTTTCGGCAGGCAAAAAAGACACCATAACCCATACTCATCCCCGCAATACGGAGAATTGATATGCGTAATTTTGACGATGCCTGCCAGGTTGCAGACGAGAAAAAATACCAAGTATTTAATCTGTGGCAACAAGGAATGAGCAGTAGCCGAATTGCGGAAGAAATGGGCATATCCAGAAATTCCGTAATGGGCATAATATATCGATTGCGTAAAGGCGGAGTCGACCTGGCTATACATAAAAAAACAAATAAAAATTATCATGAGCCAAAAAACGGAATATCTGAGCCCGTATACGATCCGGCTACACCCGAAACAAATGTTGCCCAACAGGCGCCAACAAAAAATATACCCAGGACAATCGGCCTTCTTGACCTGAAAATGGATTCTTGCCGATTTATCGTTTCAGATGATAATGATCCCGTATGTTATTGCGGGAAAAAAATAATGCGGTCATCATACTGCGAAGATCACTACAAAAGATGTTATACCCCGTCAAAAAGATAATAGCTAACTCCCCTTGCCGCCCTTGACGACGCCAAGGTTTACTTCGGAGGAGCAGGAAATGGAGAGCCTGACGCGCTTTAGCATTTCCAAAGCCTCTGCCCTCAGATCGCTATCAATTATTTTGTTGGCCTCAATAAGCAGTGCAGTATATGAAATAGTCCGCGAGGATACCTTGTCCTCCAGCAACATTGATCCGCCGTCTGGCATTTCTATGAATTCATATCCTTCATTCATTAAAAGCTCCCGTTGTTTATGTTTTATTAATTGTATGTTTTGAGACCATTTACATCTGAAAGTAGAGAGCATAATAAGCCGCGCGCCCCAGCTTGAACGCATACACACATATCGTCGTCGCCACAAAAGCCTTGGCCATGACAACGATAAAATCAAAATGGTCCGGGTGCATCATCAGATTTTGATTATATACCACATTGAGTAATTTTTGGGGCGCGTTTCAGAGCCACCCGAAGAAGTGTTCGCTACCGTAATGCCGGTTGTCACTGAAGTTGTGCTTTGATTTGATCTGCCCTGCTCCACCGAAACTGCGACAGTTCCTGCCAGAACAGTTCCGCCATTTGATCTTTCGTAGACATGGGAATGGCCGGGGTCCGTCACATTGGCCGTGTGTGTATGGCTTCCAAAATCATCAGCCTGATAACCTCCAACGGCCGCGCCAACAGCCGACGGATAAGCTCCATTTGTGCCTGTTCCACGAACAAACATGCCGCGGAGATCGGGGACAGTAAAGGTTGCTCCAGATCCTCCCCAGGTATATCCGATAGCGCCAAATAGTGCAGAATATAGACCTGTTGTTGAATAAGAGGATCCGTCACAAAGAACCCATCCTGTTGGCGCGGCAGATCCGGCAAACATGGATACGGTCCCGGCAGGAGTCAGATCACCATTATTGGCGTAAGCAACATTAGAACCAAAGCTAAAAACCATTACGATTTGACCTGGCGGAGCTACGAC